ACTAGATACAATGAAACGAAATTCTGTAACCATACTCGATGAACGCAATACGCTCAAGACCGAGCTTCGTTCTCTGATCGAGACTGCCCGCGAAGAGAAACGCGAGCTGACCGAACAGGAGGAGGGTCGTATTGAGGAAATCAAGAAAGAAATCAAAAACCTGGAAGACGAGCTGACCGAACTTGAATCCAAGCGGGATGCTGATCCGGATCCAGATAAAGAAAACGAAAATAAAGAAAATCAAAGATCTATGAAGAAAAATTTCAGCATCCTCTCCGCCATTCGTAGCGTAGTCGATAACAAGAACTTCGATCCTATTACCAGTGCCATGATTCAGGCCGGTAAGGAGGAAATGCGCGGTATGTCCATCAGCGGACAGATTCAGCTCCCTGTCGAGCAACGCACTATCACAGTCACTGGTCAGAACGGAGAACACGACGACGTGGTCAGTACCGATCTCTACAACGTTCTCGAACCCCTCCAGAACCGTCTCGTCCTGGCTCAGGCCGGCGCTCGTTTCCTGACTGGCCTCGTTGGTGATGTCCAGTTCCCGATCATGAGCAATGGTAACGTTGCCTGGGAAGGTGAGGTCACCGAGGCAGACGACCTTGGTACTATTTTCTCCAGCGTGAAGCTCCAGCCCAAGCGTCTTTCTGCAACCATCGAGGTCTCTAAGCAGTTCATCATGCAGGACAGCGTTGGTGCCGAGAACGCCATCCGTAACGAACTCGTCAATGCTATCGCACAGAAGCTTGAGAGTACTATCCTTGGCGATGAGGTTGGTTCCACTACCAAGCCCCAGGGTATTTTCTACAGCAATGACGCTGGTCTACAGCAAATCACCAGCTTCGCAGAGCTCTGCGCGCTGGAAGCCGATCTCGAGTACGATAAGATTTACGATAAGGTATACGTGCTCAGTCCTCACGCCAAAGCACACCTTCGCAGCATGATCAAGGGCACTAATAACACCGGTATGATCATGGAGAATGGTGAGGTCGATGGAACCCCTGCTTACTTCACTGGTATGATTCCTGCTGAAGCTGGAGCTGTTGGTGACTTCAGTCAGATGGTGATCGGTCAGTGGGGCGGCCTGGATATCACGGTCGACCCGTACACCAAGGCTAAGAACGCCACTATCGTGTTGACTATCAATGCATGGTTCGATGCCAAGGTTCTTCGTCCTGAAGCAATCCGCACTTTCGAGATTCCTACTGTCGACGATGGCGGCGAAGATGGCGGCGAGGGTTGATAAATAACAACACACCGCTACAACACGCTACAACACAACACGGGGGCTCCTCCGGGAGCCCTCTTCTTTCACTACAAATAAACAAAAAGCAACGCAATGTATACCACCCTGGCAATGATCAAGAAACAGTGTAACATAGATACTCACTTCGAAGATGACGATGAGTACCTGATGTGGTTATACCTTGTCGCCGAGGCTACTGTACAGGCTGACCTGTGTGTCAACCTCGAAGACCTTGAAGACTCGGACCATAACCTACCTGCTCCTGTCGTCCATGCCATGCTGTTATACATCGCTGAACTCTACGCCAACAGAGAGGTCAACGTAATAGGTGCCACACCCACGCTCACTCCTCTCGGTTACTCATACCTTCTCGACCTGTACCGCAACTATTCCGACACTACATCACAAGACTTTTACAACGAGGTACTCAACTCAGTCATCCAACGACTCTATATCGAGGAATCTACTGGCCGTCTCATACTGGATGTCGATCCAAAGCTTTATACCGGCTTAAAAGGTAAGGCCATCAAACGTATTGAAGATTCTCTGATGATAGATGCCGGCAAACTATATGCAATGAAGTAATAAAGCAACAAGAAAGATGCGCAGCGGACTCCTGACAGAAAAGATAGACGTATACCGTCCCACCATCGCCACTAACGCCTATGGTGAGCAGACACTAACACCAGCGTTCCTGTATTCAACCAGGGCCAGGTTGGTAGTACACCGCTCTTCCAGGGAGAACGTGGATGGTGCATCTTCCATGCCTGGAACCATAACTATACAGGTCCGACACTACCACGACATTCAGAAAAACGATATAGTCGAATACAACAACGTCCAGTACCAAGTAACATCAGTCCAACCATTAAAGCAAGAGATGTGCCAAGAGGTCACCCTCAACACCATCTCCAATGATACCTTGACCAACCGAGATGAGCGCTGAATTTGAATGCAACATAGAAAGAGTGTACGATCAGTTCAAGAAACTCTCTACACAGGAGATGCGCCGGGCGTTACGCACAGGTATACGTAAAGGTATCTTAATGCTTCGTAATCAAGCTCGTAAGACATTCAGGAGCATGTTCCCCAGTGGCGCTGTCAGGAATGTCAAGTACACAGACCGCCTGATAGATGGCATCCGGGCAACCAAGGTGAAGGAGCACAACAGTGAGATGGTGGGTTACGTACTAGCTACCTCTAACCGCAGGATGGGTTCTGGTTCATATCGCTTGGTGTTCCTGGAAGGTGGTACTGTAGATCGTCAGACTCGTAAAGGATACAACAGAGGTCGGATCACCGCCTCCTACTTCTTCACTTCTGCGATCGCCTCGAATCAATTGCGTTACAAGTCAGTCGTAGTCAATGAGATACAAAAGACAATAGATAAGATCAATCAAAAGAACATCCACTGAATAAATGAAACCAATAACCACCGCCACCCGTTGGCTCACCGAACAGCTGAAGACCCACTTCGACAGGGTATATCCGCTATGTGCCGTAGCCGGGACTGATGTGCCATTCATTATCTACCGCCGAGTGGGTGCTATGGATCGTGTTGCTACCAAGGACGGTTGGTCAGGCACAGAGATCAGTTACGAGGTGGAGGTGGTGACCGATACATACAAGGATGGGTTGGAGTTACTGGATGATGTCATTTACAACTTGGTCCACAACAGCACCGACCAACATCAGGTAGTCATTTCGAACACATCGGAACTGTTCGATGATCAGCAAAACTTATATATTCAACAAATTCAATTGGTTCTACAAGAACAAAAATAAATCACCAGATAACCATGCCAACAACACCTAAAACCATCAAGAAGGGCGATGATCTTATGCTTTTCATCCCTAACGGTTCGAACGGATATAAGAGCATTGCATACGCCACCAGCCACACTCTGACGATGAGCGCAGAGACTGTGGATGTAAACACTAAGGACCACGGCGAGTGGGGTTCCACTACTGTGAACAAGATCTCTTGGTCTATCACCTCCGAGAACCTCTACACAGATGAGGACTATGACACCCTGTTCGATGCTATGATTGCCAAACAGCCTCTACAGGTAGTCTTCGGTGCCAAGAAGGAACCCAAGACGGTCATCGTAGCCGACGGAGATGCCGAGAACTACACTCCAGCCAACACAGACGCCGCATCCAAGAACGCATACATGAAGACCGGTAAGGTTCTCATTACCAGCCTCACAGCCAACACCCCCTCGGGTGAGAACGCTACTTACACGGTAGAGCTCCAGGGTATCGGTCAGCTTTCCAAGCAGGCAGAGGTCAGTTAATTAAAACAACCCTTTGGTGGGTCATGTCGTTCATATG